CCAAATCTAATTGGGCGGCAGGAGAAATGGGGTTAACACGAGAACTTGGCATTTAGCAAGCCTTACCACCAGATTTCATAGTAATCATCTTGCCTTTGGTCTTGCCTTTGATCTCAACACCGCCACCTCTAGCCATACCGTGCAACTTTTTCTCGTGCCCTTTAACAGCTTTGGCAGCAACCTTCTTCATCATTGGTTTGTCTTTGGCAATGTCTGAATGCGCTATACCGCCGTGTTTCATGCCTTTTTTGGCAGGGATAACTCCTTTAGCCATAAGAACGTCAGCTTTAGTTACTTTGCCGTCTTTGTTTTTATCTGGAAATTTTTTCATGGTACCACCTTCCTTAAAAATTTTGCCTTTATCGGCTTTGTTAAACTCCTGCCCCACGGATTGTGAGATCCCAACCTTCTTGGCAAACTTTGGGTTATTAGCCACAGCCGCCATGAAATTGTGTTGCTTTTTACTTACACTAGGCATTTATTTTGCTTTGAATAAGTTGGTCAATTTTTGAATCAAGCCTGTTAAAGCGTTGGTCAACGTGTTCTTTAAGCTTATCAATTTCTGCTTGAGTAACGTTTTCACGAGCTACCTCCAATTTAGTGTTAATTAATAGTTGCTCAAGCTCTTTTAACTTTGTGTTCTTTTCGTTAGCAACAAAGCCAATTACAGCGATAAACGCTGTTAGTAGAGCGGACCAGCCAATTAGAAAAAGTTGTTCCATTAGATCATCCGCCCTCTGGTTTTACCTTTAACTGCACATCCATCAGCACGTTTAGAAGCAGAAGATACTTTGCCACCTTTTTTCATACCAACTTCCGCTTGAGCCTGTTGTTTGGTTTTCCTACCCGCAGCAACTTCGGCTTCTAAAGCAGCAATTTTTTCATCTTGAGATTTACCAGCATCACCGGTAACGGTGTCCACAACCCGACTAATAGCATCAGATATTCCAGGAGCAACTAAACCACTTCCTACTTGTTTAATTACATTACCTTGCTGTTTAATTAAGTCCATAGTTACACCATTTTCCCTTTAGTCTTGCCACGGACTTCGCATCCACCACCACGAACTGATCCGCCTTCTTTGCAGTTCCAAGCCCGTAAAGACTTGTTGATGCGGCTATCTGGATCGTTAGCGGTTTTAGCGCTGGTTAATTTACGTTTCATGCCTTTCATGCGGGCACAAAACGAATCCCGTCTTGAGCCACCCTCTGGCTGTGGACGTTTTAATCCAGGCTTGCCGGGGTTAGCTGCATTGTAGGAAGCCCTGCCCTTGGCATTTAAGCCACCTTCAGGGTTCTTACCTTCCTTGCGAGTCCACGCAGGAGACTTAGCCATAGAACACCGTTACCGTCATATTAGCTGGGGTTGTTGCATAGATACCAGAATCACAACGAATACCTTCGCCCGGAACAAGTATATTTACTGCTCCTGCTATAGCTGGAGCCACAAAAGAAAATCTTGTGGTGCCGGCAGCTCCGTCTTTTAACGTTAAAGTGCCTCCTGCAGCAGGTACAGATACAACCATACCTTTAATACGCGCAGGGCCTGCAAAAACAGCCGCATCAGTTTGAGCCGCAGCTATTGCTGTCGACTTTACGTCATATTGCATTGTCATAATTAATCTCCTATATTAGGGTTAACCCCTAGATTAATTAAGAAGTAGCAAACGGAGTAGCAACAGTGCCTGAACCTAGTACTGTACCTGTAACCATGTACTTATTTGCAGCAATAGCAACAATTTGTACACAAGTGCCAGCGACTCCGCCAGTGGTTGTACCGTTTAAGTTAATGAAGTCATCAGTTGCACCAGCTACAAATCCAACAGCCGCACCAGAAGTGTCGGTGTCAATAGACAATACAGAGCCTACATACTTATCTGTGCCGTCAGTGCCAATCTTCAATGAAGAGGTAGAGATTGTGGTTGGAACCCAAATGGTATATACAACACCTTCATTGTTAGCGGTGCTTGGATCTTGACCAGGACCAGAAGTGGTTGGGTTTGTTGAAACGTTGATTGCAGGCAAAGTCAGCGTCAATGCTGCTGCCAAAGAACCGCCTACAGAAATAATACGACCGCCATGAGCCTCTGGGCTTAAGGTAGTGTCTGCAGTGATCTCAACAACAGATGCTGGACCTTGTTGATAAATGCCGCCCAATGAACGAATTGGACCTTGGAATGTGGATCGTGCCATGTTAATTCTCCATACAAAGTAAGCTTATTAATCGTGTATGCGTCTGCTGGGACAGTTTAATAAGCTGGTTTCCCAGTTTTGTAAATCTTACTACAAATAAAACAAAAAAGGGGAGTTTTTGGCTCCCCTTTTCTTTACGCTCCTGGCGAACCAAACATTCCGAGCGGATCAGACCAACCAAACGAATAACGCTCACGAGACTTGTAACGTACGTTACCAGTATCAAAGTCGCCGTCCATTGAGTTAGCTAAAGGCATACGCTCAAAGTGTTTCATTCCGTTAGGAACATCAGTACATAAGAACCAAGCATTGGTGTCGGTCAAATAGTGGTTAATTGCGTAACCTTCTGGGATCGAACCATTGTTCTTCAATGCGTTGATGTCGTTATCAGTAGTACCAACACGGAGGTTAGTCTCAAGTAAACGAGTTGCAACGAACTGAAGTGCTGGCGGAATTACCAATTTACGTGGCATTGAAGCAATTAACAAACCACGCTCATCTGTCCAAGCTGCAATTTGAATAACTGCGTTTTCCAACGAAGTCTCATTCAAATCAGAGTTAGTGGAAGGACGATTGCTGTTAGTACCACCAGAAACCAACGGATGTGCGGTAGAGAACAGGGGTACACCGTCGCCGCCGTAATATTGAGCGGAGTTGGTGAAACCATTATTCAACACGGCAGCAGCTTTAACTTGCTTAGTGTACGCCATGGCACGAGCCAAAGCCTTGGTATAACGACCAGATAGGCTGTCATACAAGTTATCTTCAATCGCTTCTTCAGTGATTGAGAAACCCAAAGCAATAGTTTCGTGGTTGTAACGTGCTGTAAATGCCTCTTGTGCATTGTCATAAGCGATGGCAGAACCTTCGTTTTTGACTGGTGCAGCAGAGAAGCCGGACAGCTTGGTTTCTTCTTCAAAGCTACGCTCTGATTTCTCAGTTTCGTAGATCTCTTTGTGCTCTTCGCCGTAACGCTTGTACTCTAAACCGAACAAAGCGTTTAAGCCTGGGAGCAACTCTTTCAGTAGTTGTGCACGTGAAATAGCCATTTTTTAAGCTCCTTATACGCCAGTTGAGTTGTTGTACTGATGCATAGTCGCATTTATCTTAACGATAAACTCAACAAATGTGTCAGCGCCAGTTGCAGTCTCTCTAACCACATCAATAATACGAATAGGTAGAGTGTTAGTAGTAGCTTGTGTTCCTTCATCAATCGCCACAGCGGAGTTACCAGTGGTGGTAGATCCAGCGTTTTGAATTAGAGCAATGTTGTTACCAATGGCGGAAATGCCCATGCCAGCAACGGTTGTGGTAGAAGAACAAGAAACTACTTGAAACAGCGTATCAGGATCATCTGCAACTACAGCGAAAATTTTACTTCCCGAAGCAATTGCTTGACTGGCTGGATAATACTGTTGTTGCTGTACTTGACCAGTTGACTGGTTAGTAAAACTTACACCTAAAAACACACCGCAAGGCGTGGCAGTAGTTGTGCCAGTATCTTTTTCAATAGTTCCATCAGAAACACGTTTTACTAAATCGCCATAAAAAATACTAGTAGCATAGCCACTTGCAATTTCCATCTGACGAGTTGCTCCCGCAAAGACTTGACCACCAATTAAATTGACTGGTTTTAGTCCGTACGGTTTATCTACAGTAGGATAAGCCATATTAAACTCCTAAATTAAGAATTACCATCACCAAACCCACGTCCTTTAGTTGTTGTGCTTTTACGCTCAGCAAACAAAGGCATATTTGGGTTGCTATTTTTCATAAAGCTGTTGTCTACAGATTCCATTTGTTGTTGAGCTTTTTTCTCAAAATAGTCTCTGCGGGCTTCAGCCATCTCTTTTGGTTTCTTGCATAAAAGCAATCCACCGATTTCTACGTTCCCATCCTTGTTAGCTTCAATTTGCAACTCTGGATAGTCCTCTGCCTTACATGGCACCCAGTGATCACGGAATCTCTGCGACACGTTAGTGTGGTTAGATTGTCCTGCGATCGCTATTGCAACCCAGTGAAACTCATAATCTGGATCTGGTGCTGGATCTGGCAAAGAGCTCGGCGGTTTGTAAACATACCGAGTTGTGTTTTTTTCGCGTGATTCTTGTTCACGAGGTGTGCGGTTATTAGCCATTTTGAGCCTCCAATTTTAAAATTTCCTGCGCATACTGTTTGTGGGATAAACCATACTTTTCTGCAAGACGAGCTTGCGTAGAAGTTAATTTGATTACTTTCTTAGCACCCGAAGAACGGGTGGCAGAAGCCACAACATTCGCAGGTTTTTTAGTCGGCTCAGCCTTAACCGGGTTAGCGCTCTTTATGTCATTAAAGACTTCTGGGAACACTTGCTTCAAGCGACCGTCGACACGATCGAAATACTCGTCTGAGCGGGGGTCTACCCCGGTAGCAACTAGTTTTTGGTGCAGCCCTAGTGCAAAGGCCGTCATTTCTTCGTATCCCGGAGTTCCAAACCACTGGTTTTTTGCTTGCCAGCGCAAGGTTTTATCATCAAGTCTAGGGGCTTCGGGAGCCGTCTGATACCTTTGTACATCATCTTGATTATTTTGTAAAGGGGTAGGCTTGAAATTTTTTGCACTTTCAAGTTTCATCTTTGCATCTGTCAAGTTTTCTTGAGCTTCAAGCATGGCATCAGAGTCGTAAGACTCTTGCGCTTCTTTGTACTTGCGTCGTGCCATCTCCATTTCTGCTTCAGCTTTAGCCTGTAGCGTTTCTTGGAAAGTTGTTTCGCCTGTTTTTACATACTCTTTAAGCCTACGGTTCTCATCCAAAATCTGTTGAGTTAACCGCTCAAGTTCAACTTTTTCACGCAAAGCCTCTTCCTTAGCCCGTCTTTCATCGTGCCGTGCGTGGGTGAGTTCTTTGATCCGTGCCTGAGCTCCCTTGGTGTAAGACTCAATTTCTTCGTCCGTTGGGTCTTCTACTTCCCGCTCTAGGGGCTTGGCTTTGCGGTCAATTTCAGGGGTGTCGTCCTCAATCTCAATATCTACATCGGACTCTGCCGATACATCAATATCAATCTCGGTGTTATCTTGCGCCTCATTTTCTGTTTCGTGAGGAAACTTAAATTCATCGTTGTCTGGCATATTTTTCTCCTGTTAAACGCGGGAAATACCGCGTGGGTCTTCGACTGTTGCTTCCACCTGATCATCATTAATCAAGCGAAACTCTTTGCCGTGGATTTTGATTCTGGTTCCCGTATATGGACGGGTAATAACGAAGTCGCCTTCCTTACACCAAGCCCCTTCTGGGAATTTCTCGGAATCATATGCGGTGGGTCCGATTTTGATAACAAACAGTACTGGGGAGGTTAGCTCCTCAACGTGTTTGGTCGCATCGGCTTTTACAAGACCACTTTCATAAGTATCGTCAGGGTCAATCAAAGCACACAGCAACCGCCAGCCTTTTGGCTCTGGTAGCGCTCTTGCCTTAACTTCTGCTGATTCGTACTCTGCATCCACTTCTGGGGCTTTTACACCCGGCGGCAGGATTAATTCATTCTCCGGAACTGCTATAGCTTCACTCATCGTTAGCCTTCTCTATGTTATCAGCGAGGTCAATTAAATGCCGCTCTGCATAGGCTAGACCTCGAATCACCCCGCAAAGTTCCTTGTACGACGCATGGTCAATGCACTGTCCACTAGCCATGTCGTCCGTAAAATTGTTCATGTCCGAGCGAATTTTGTCTCTAAGCGCTTGGGCAAAACTCATCGTTTCTAATTGCATGTATTACTCCTTTTTCTTTTTTAACATCTCAAGTTGTTGTTTTATTTGAAGATTTTCACGATTCTTGGTCATATCTTGGCTGATTTTCACCATGTCAAGCTGTGCTTTAGCTTCAATTTCTTGCTTCTTCATGGCTAGCTCGTCCATCTTGGCAGCCCCATCTACCTGCATTTTTTGAGCTTTGAGCTGCAACTCTTGTTTCTTAAGCTCAAGCTCTTGCATCTGCATCTGTAGGACTGGATCTTGAGCGTTTTGCTGGGCTTGCTGTTGAGCAGCCATTGCTTGAGATTCTGCCAATACCTGCGGTGCGGCTTCTGCCATGAGGCGGCTAATTTCTTTCTCCATCTCGTCTGGTAACTGATCTTCTTCAGAAGGCAGAGAAACACCAAGAGCCAACTCAATCTTGTTGCGATACGCATAACCCACGTGCTCGGCAATGTGTGCTTGCATGGCGGACTGTATAACCTGTGCCATGGGGTTCTGCCCAATAAGTTGCTGTACGATGGGATCTTGCATCGCCATCTGGTGCACTTTGATGTGTGCCTCGTGGTCTTGGTATGAGAATGCCTTTAAGGGTTTACCCTTAAGAACGTTTTGATTCTCTGTTACTGGGTCTTTTGGTTTCTGGTCTTCTTCCAACGGCACCAGCTTGTTCGCATGCTTAATACCAAGCACTTCCAGCATCTGACGATGTAAAACTGGCAGATTGTAAATCTGTGGAGCCATCTGCGCCAACTGAATGACAGCTTGGTACTGAACGACTCTTTGGGAAAGGGTAGCGGCATTTGGGTCTGAGACAGGTAAGACTTCAACAATACTATAGTCCGCTTTCTTTGCACGCGCTGTTCCATCTTCTGGTTCGTAGGTATATTCGTCATCTGTGTAATCTCTAATAATCGCAGCTAATAACTGTAGCTCCTGCTTCATCGAAAAGTGTACACGGGCTTGAACCGCAGACATTACCTTTAGCGTTCGTTCGAGGATGGCAAGCGTTGTACCCACTGGCGCCTGATTGGACATATCGGCAATCTTCATATCCGAAGTAGCCGCAAAGCGTCTGCCTTCTTCTACGATCTTGTCCATTAACCCCGACAGAACCATCGAAGGTTCTTTATACGGCAGGGGCAGGATGTTGTCCCGAATATTACCACTACCCAAATCTACGTCACGGAATTCTCCCGGACTAATTGGCGTGTCATCTCCCTTAATGCGCAACCCTCTGGCTTTTAAACCACCGGGCAGGTTTGATAGTGTACCGGCGTCAACCAACTGCCTCATTATCGAAGTGGCGCTTTTCGCATAGCCGCCTATCAGATGGAACAAGCCAAAGCCATACGCCCCATACCCAGGGATGTACTGATAGTGCACAAAGTGGTGACGCTTTAACTTTAACGAGTCTTCTTCTTTCCAGTTACGGCGGATCGCCAAGACCTCGTCTGTGCCACGGATCATCGTTACGACGTATGGCAGAGCAATACCTGTTGGCTCGCCATCTTTATCCAAATCTTCGTAGCCAGGAATATCTAAATCAACGTGCGACTCATAAATCTCAAAGCGGTCGTCATAAGACGCTGAGAACCCAGTCTCTTTGTCCTTGCGTTCTTGAATATCGCTAGTAAACCGACTAGGTTCTCCTAGCTCAACGTCTCTATAAAATCCTGCATTTATCAGTTTTAACAAGTCATTCTTGTTCTTACGCATCACGTGGGTAATGCGGTGGCAGGTGTTTATTTCCGATACGCCGTATGGCAGGATCACATCTTCTGCTGGTATAAATATGGATACTTGACGCTCTAGGCTTGGGTCGTAATACACCTTTTTAAACGCCGAACCAGCGCTTGGTAGGTTCCATAACATCTTCTCGTGCTCAGGGCGGTACTCAGGCATTTTCTCTGTGAGCTGGTAGTTCATGTCCTCTTCTACACGAGTCGCCGCTTCTTTCTTCTCTGGCGTTTCTTTACCAACTATTTGCGTCCGTACGGGGCCTCTGGCTGGGAATGTCTCCATGATGGTGTCGGACTGAAACCGCACCACTGCTTCTGTAATCATCGGGTGAAACACCCCGCATGCGCCATCCCATGGCTCTGTTCTTTCCTCGAACTTCAAGCCCAAGAGCGTAATACCGTCTTTGTACATCTGCTCCCAGTCTTTGCGGGAAGCTAGGTCATTACTAATGTCTTCTGCTAAGTCGCCAGCTAAGGACTGAATAACGCCTTCATCTAATACATCTGCCAAATTCTCGTTAAAGTCGTCGTCGCCTTCACCTTGGCGCATCTCAAGGATCTCTTCTCCTTCAATGCTTAGCTTTACTGATTCTGGATCCTCGATCTCGATCTCAATATCGGGTTCTTGGTCCAACGCCGCTAAACCTTCTGGGGCTGCGTATAGTGATTTTTCTATGCTCATAATTTTTCCTAATAGTACGCAGCTTTTCTGCGGTATTTATATAACAAATCGTCGTCTTTCTCATCGCTATCAAGGCTAATAAAACCCCCTTGCCGATAACGCAAAAGCGCCTGTGTGCAAGTATCCACGAAGTCATCGTGTTCGCCAACTGGGAACGACGCTACTTCCTCAATAACTTCACGTGCCCAGCGGGTATCTGGCGCCCACACTTTACCACTCGTAAACAAATCGGCTACTGCATTTAACCTGACCATTTTGTCATTACCCCTACTTGGGCTGAACTCTTGCACTGGTATCCCAATGCGCCGCAACTCTTGAATTAACGGGCTACCCGCCGCTTTCTTTTCCACGATAAACGCGTCTGGGTTCCACTCTTTGTAGTGCCTAAGTGCTGTTGCCTTTAACTCCGGGAAGGTCATACGCTCTTTAAACGCATCGAGAAGTATTAAATTTGGGCTGTTCTTATCCTCGTTGTTATACCAAACGCCCCATGTTGTACATGCGCTGTAGTCTGATGTTGTTTTGGTTTCATGTGCCGTATCCCAAGACTGAATTACGTAGTCGCATGTAGGTGGGTCTTCTGCCTCCCAGACCCGCCAGTCTTTTCTTGACACCAGCGCTGACATATCGGACGTAGGTTTTTGCATGTACTGGGCGTTCCAGTACCGAGGATCCATTTGTTGCTTTTTTTCTTTTAACTGTTCTAAAGGCCATTGCTCAGGCCAAAGGGATTTCTCTTTATCCGTGCCATCGTCCATGATGGCTGGTAGTTCTACTAACTCCCACGGTTCGCTATCTGGGTTGTTAATCCCAAAATTTATTAAACGCCCCGTTAGATCCAGCAAACTCCATCTGGTCATAATTACCACGATAGCCCCGCCGGGCATGAGACGCTGCAATGGTCCGGTTTGAAACCAAGACCACGCATTATCAAACGTCGCCCTGCTGTTTGCTTTTATATCTTGTTCAGAATGTGGGTCGTCAATAACGAATAAGTCGGCACCGCGACCAGCCAAAGCTCCGCCAACACCCACAGCGTAATACTGACCACCAGCCCCAGTA